CCTCCCCATGAGGAGAAAAAAAATGGCACATAATAAAAAGTTTGAAGACTACATGGTAGCAAAGGTCGCCATCGACCCAATCGCTTCTGTTTCAGGCGCGCTCACCAGCAAGTATATCGACGCCACCGGCTACAACCGGGCATCGTTCATCTTCGCTTTCGGAACACCTGCTGTAAATGCATCGGTTACAGCCGGGCTCGGCGTCTGGCAGGCGACCACATCCGGCGCAACCTGGGAGAGAGTTACAGATGCGTCCTTCGGGGCGATCAGCACGGGCGTCGGTTCGAACGCCAACCACGTCATCGACGTGCGCGTCAGTCCATCTTACCCGGCGCTCATCGTTTCAGGTTCGCTGACTGGTTCCACCTGGCCAATCGCCTGCGTGTGCGTGCTCTCGGAAGGTTCCAACAAGCCACCGACGGCTGGCAGCTACCAGATCGTGAGCCCGGATTAGTGCATGAGTAAGGTTACTCTTTGGGTTCCTTGCGCGAGCAAACGGCCTGAATCCTGGTCACAGGTGGAGGCCTACATGCACACCGAGACGCCGGAAGAGGTGACACAACTCTACTGGCAGCGCACGATACCGGGAAACATCCACGTCATCTGGAATCAGGCGGTCAAGGACTTCCTGGAAAGTGACTCGGACTATCTGTGGAGCGTGCATGACGATGTTCTTTACCATCCAAATACACTCGTGAGACTCTTATCGTGGGGCAAGTCGTTGGTGAGCGCGCTGGTATTCCACAGGCAATCGCCGGTATTGCCCCACATCTGGAAGAACTACGAAGAGAACGGACCCTACGCCATGCGCATCCAGGACACCTACAACTGGTTCCTGTCGCACCGCGAAGAGGTGAAGTTTGGCCCGCACATCATCGAACCGCGCCCGGATGACGCGCTGGCGGAGGTGAATTTCACCTCCACCAGCTGCACGCTGATCCACAGGAAAGTGTTAGAAGATATGCGCGAAGAAGCAGAAGATATGTGGTTCAAGATGGATGACGAAGCCCGTGGAGGCGGTGAGGATAGGCGTTTCTTCGAGATTGCGCGGAAAGTTGGACATATCGGGTACGTGGACAGATCCTGCATCGCTGGGCACATCATCGGTGATGTGCCCACCGGTTCGCTGGACTTCGTGATGTGGACGCAAAGCAGCACGTTCAAAGGCTACGACAAGATGGATTCAAACACCACGAGTCCGGCATGACGAGCGTGATGCAGTGGATCCCAACCGGGGGAAGACACCCGGAAAGCTGGCGCAGCGTGGAGTGCTACATGAACACGCACCTGCCCGCAAACGTGGAAGAAATCGAGTTCAAAACGTCTCCGGCTGGAAGCATCGACATCTGGAACAAGGTGGTGCGCGAGTTTCTGAAAAGCGAACACGAGTGGCTGTGGAGCGTACATGATGACATCCTGTATCACCCGGACACTTTGGTGAGGCTGATGAGCTGGAATCAACCGCTTGTGAGCGCGCTTACGTTTCACCGCACGAACCCGGCGCTGCCGCACATCTGGCGGGTGATCAAAGACGGAGAACAAAGCATCTGCGGGCAACTGGTGGGCGACACCAAACGCTGGTTCATGCAACACGAGAAATGGATCCTTCCGGGTCCAGTGGTGATCGAACCAAGACCGGAGGACGCGCTGATAGACGTGACGTTCACCTCGACCTCGTGCAGCCTGATACACCGCTCCGTGCTGGAGGCGCTTGAAGAACCGATGCACGGCGGCTGGTTCATGCAGAAGGACAAGACTACCGGCGGCGGCGAAGACAGGAGTTTCTTTGAAGCTGCCATCGAAGCCGGGTTCACGCCTTACGTGGACAGAAGCTGCGTAGTGGGTCACTGTTTCGGTGCGCAGCCAACGGGCGTGATGGACTTCATCCTTTGGGAAACGCACCCGCTTTTCTCGGATGTAGAGGTATTTGATGACGATAACTAACGGATATGCAAGTTTGACAGATTTCAAGAACTTTGCCCGCATCTCGTCCACCGACGCGGCGGATGATGGGGTAATCGAGAATATCATCGAAGCCGCGAGCCGGGTGATCGACAACGAGACCCGGCGCACCTTCTACGCGCGCACGGAGACGCACTACTACGACGTGCCAGTGGATTCTACGCTTTACATCATGGATGACGACCTGCTGACCGTGACAACTCTCACGAATGGCGACGGCACGGTGCTTACCACCGCGGATTACATCCTCAAGCCGAATAACGCCACGCCGAAATGGGCAATCAAACTCAAGGATTCATCTACCTACACGTGGGAAGAGGACTCAAGCGGGAATGACGAACAGGCAATAACCATCGCTGGCACATGGGGCTGGAGCGCAACACCGCCGCTGGACATCAAACAGGCGTGTTTGGAAATCGCAATGGCCTACTATCACCGGTTTGGTGAGAACAGCACCAGTGAAACCACCATTACCACAGGCGGGGTCGTGATCACACCGAGGGATATACCTGCCGGAGCGCGCGCCGTGCTGGACAACTATGTGAGGCTCGCATGAGCTTCTCGTCCACAACTATCGCTACTGCGATTGCCGCGCTATCTGTGACCGGGGTGACGGTTAAAGATATCACCGCCATACCGGAGGAGGTAGAGGCGCGTGACTGCCCGATCCTGTTTCCCGCGCCCGACGGCTGGATGGGCGGGGGCAACGGCGAACCAGAAGACGGTCCGACCACGTTCGGCACAACCACCACCAGGCTGTGGCAGTTCAACCGCGTGTACAAGTACGTTTACCTGCACGAAATTGCGGGGGCAACACGCGGGCTGAAGGACGTTTACAGCACAATGGCCACCAAAGCCGACCTGATACTCACCGCGCTGACAAAATTGGACGTGACCGACGTGGATGTAAAGCATCTGGAAATAACAAACTTCGGAGTATTGACCGACCCGGCTGGGCGCACCTTCTTCGGGTTCAACCTGGACATAACGCTCCGGGAAAGGCTGAATAATGACTAATGGCTAAAATAGCGGCAAAGAACTCGGTAATTCTGATCAAGGGGTACAACTTTTCCAGCTACTCAAGCGCCTTCAACGTGGAACAGGGGGCTAACCCCATCGACGTGACAGGCTTTGGGGACGGCTGTAAAAACTTCATCCCCGGCCCGCTCACGGCAACCGTGACAGCGGATATGTTTTGGGATTCCACCGCTGGCTCGGTAAACGCCGCGCTGTACGCACCCGTGACCACCAACGGGCATGTGACCATCATCCCGGAAGGGTACACGCTGGGCACGTCTTCCATCTCGCTACCGTTCACCCAGGGCAACTACAACCCGAAAGGGGCGGTGAATGACGCGCTGACGATAGGAACGATCCAGTTCGTATCATACGGCGCGAATGAGGGGGTCGAATGGGGCAGGGCGCTGGCACATGCCACCATCACCAACACGGCAACCGGCACGGGCTACCAGGTGAACAGCGACGCGGTGACCTCAAGATGCGCGGCAACTTTGCACATCTGGAGCTCCTGCGCGGCCGATACCTACGTGGTCAAGGTGCAGCACTGCGCCACGGTGGACGGGACTTATGGCGACCTGATCACCTTCAGCGCAAACGGGAGCGCCGTCACCAGCGAACGGCAAACCGCCGCAAGCGGAACCATCAACAAATTCATCCGGGTACTGGCCACGCGCACAGGCTCGGCGGGAAACAGTTTTGGATATTCAGTCCATTACTGGCAAGCAACTTTAGGATAGGAGAATAAATATGAGTAAATTTAGTGCAAAAGGCGCGGTAATCACCATCGACAACGCAGCCGGTTCACCGCAGGACGTATCAACCGACATCATCAGCTTTGACATCGAAGAGGATGCTGGCGCTCTCGAAGTGACCGGTTTTGGGGACGGCACAAAGAACTTCATCCCTGGCATGCCGGTAAAGGGCATCACCTTTGAGTTCCTTTACGACACCGCCACCACATCAGGAGCGACCACCATCCTGCGCAGCATCCTCAACAGCGCGACCTCCAAGACCGTGACCGTGAAGCCGGAATCATCGG